ACATGTACCAGCTAGTGTTGGGCAGTGTGCCTGATGCCTCTGGCTTAGAATACTTCTATAACCGCTTTGGGGACACGGTTGAATCTGATGAGTTGGACATTTTCAAGGGGATGACGACGGAAGAGCAAACCGCTAATGCTGCCAGGGATGCTGCCATAAAGGCTAAACGCGGTTACGCACAAGGTGGTGCAATTCGGCACTATCAAGTTGGCGGGGATGTTATGTCAAGCATGGCCGAAGCAGAACAATTGATTAAGGCATTAGAGGGTGGAAAATTAACTGGGTACGAGCGCGAAGAGGCTTTGAGTAAAATTGCAGAAATTTATAGAAAGATTAGTGAAAAGCCTTATCAACCGGCTACTATGTCTATGTACAGTGCGCCGCAGTTCCAAAGAAATCAGAGGGCCATCCTGAATCAGCCTACCTACAGCACACCTACAGCGTCGCCGGTCTTGCAAACTGCGGCAACTACTACGCCGTATGTTTTGCCTGTTGATAACAGTGGGCGTGGGAATGATGGCCTCAGTTCAAATCCCGGCTGGGACGCTATGTCAAATGCAGACAAAGCTGCGTTTTATAGTGCCAATCCAACATTTAGTGCAATTACACAAGCGGGTCTAAATATATTGGGGCTTACAAGTCTTGGAGCGCTGCAAAAAGCCTTAGTGCCAGATTTTGTGCGGGAACAGCAAGCAATTGCAAAAGGCTCCGAAGCTTATTCGGGCCATAGAAATTTTGGCAAAGAAAGCACTATTCCAATCGAGGGTGTAGTTAGTCCCGGCGTTACTGCAAGAGATGCAGCCGCAGCAGCACAAGCAATGCGGGATGCAAATTCGGCAACAATCGCGGGTTTTGTTGGTGATCCTCGTTCAATGGATTCTGGTAGCGCAAGGGGTGGCGGAGGCGATGGCGGTGGCGGCGCAAGGGCTGGTGGCGGTGCAACAGGTGGTGGCTATCAAGCCAAAGGCGGCTACATAGGCAGTTACGCACAAGGTGGTGCGGTTCGGCACTATCAGGCTGGCGGGGATGTTATGTCAAAAATGGCTGAAGCAGAGCAGTTGATTAAGGCATTAGAGGGTGGAAAATTAACAGAGTATGAGCGTGACGATGCTATGAGCAGGGTTGCAGAAATTTATAGACTGTTGGATGAGGAGCCTATTCAAGATGTTACGGCCAAAATGCCACCTAGCATGGGCCTGATTGAACCAATGCCGGAGTCGGTGCCACTTACACCTGCACAGATCAAGCAAGCTATTATTAATGCATCCCCATTAACTGCGTTAAAGGAAGTAGTTGCCAAACCTCCCCAGGCAACAGAAAGTACCCCACTGGTCAGACCACTAGACCCCAGGCTTTTTGGCGAGAGCAATGAAGTTTCTACAGGTCAAGGTTACAGTCCTATGGACCCCAGACTCTTTGGTGAAAGTGATGAGGTTGCTACTGGCCCGGGTTATTCGCCCCCTGTGGCGGCCAGAGCTACGCCCCCTGCGGTGGATCGAAAATTATTAGACTTAGCGGCAAAATACACAACGCCAGGATTTACCCCTACATTTGCAACAGGTAGCATTGATCCCGGTGCAGATCGGATGGCTTTGATTTCACAGAATTCAATTCCTACTGTTAACATCCAACCTGAGTATGCTGATGACTCGGCAAGTCGGTTGTCTATGGCTAAACCCGATGACACCACAATCCCAATGAGCCCAAATATGGCTATGTTGCAAAAGATGCTGCTGGCCAACCAATCCCAAGCATCACCCTATGCGAACGAATTGCGTGCTGCTAGGACTGCTGCAACAGCACAAACTGCAGCTTTTAACAAAATGTTGGAAAACGCAATCAAAGGCCAAGACGACAATAAACCGTCAAACGCTGAGATGTACTTTAGGCTTGCCGCTGCATTTGGTGCACCTACAAAGACAGGTAACTTTTTTGAGAGTCTGGCCGAGGTCAACAAGAGCCTGGCTGACCAAGCTAAAGAGACGAGGTTGGCAGGCAAAGCTGGTCAAGCGCTTAGACTGCAACTTGGTTTAGAAGGTGCTAAAGCTGGTATGACTGCAGCAAAAGAAGATGTCGCGGCATTGCGAGCATTGACCAGCGAAGAGATGAAAGAGAAAGCAGCGTATGGACGTGAGTTGATTAAGGAATATTTTAGATCTGGCGAAGCCCAATCAGCTGCAGGAAAACAAGCACAAGACGAAGGGTTGATTCCAGGCACTCCAAAATATCAAGCTCGCGTAACAGCAATCTCTGACGAACAGTTTAAGAGGCTGACCGCCAGCGTTGATGCTTCTGCTGCGGCTGCTCAAGCAAGCTTAGCAGCAATTAGTAGGGGCGATGAGGCTACAAAACTGGCAAGAGAAAAGTTTGACGCAGCTCAAGCTAAGACAAGAGCAGATGCTACCAAACTGTCCCCGCCTGAGTTGAAACTTAAAACAGAAACTGAAGATTTGGTTGCAAGCACAGAACAAGCACTTAAAAACTTGCAGCGTGCTTATGCGCTTAATCCAAACACTTTTGACACATCAGCTATTGACACCGCACAACGCAAAATTCTTGAGGTTGCAGGCAGTAAAGATCCAAAAGTCCTTGCAACTCGTGAACTTGAAAACTTGCTAAGCAAAGGTGCTATTGAGAAATTAAGGGCATCATTCGGCGGCAATCCAACCGAAGGCGAGCGTAAAATTTTGTTGAGTCTTGAGGGATTGGAAAGCAAGAGCATAGAAGAAAGAAAGCTGATCATGCTTAATGCTTACGATGCTTTAAAGATTACACAAGCTAGGCATAAAGCTAGACTCAAAGACATTGTTTCAGGGGTCTATCGTACTACGACCCCAGAAATTGCACAGGAGACTGAATAATGGGTGATAAAGTTTCAAATCTGACCCTGTCTGATTTGGTGACTGGGCGCAGGCCGGTTGACCCCTATCTCAACACTGCTCGTGCAGTGTTGGGTCAAGGTTTAGGCATGGGTTGGGGCGACGAGGCTGAGGCTTGGTTGCGGTCAAAGTTGGGCAGTGAATCTTACGAGACTTTGTTGCCACAAATACGGGAGGAGTATGGCCAGTACGCCAAGAAGTACCCCTTTACCCAGGGCGTGTCTGAGTTTGTTGGCGGCGCTGCCCCTGGTGTAGCTATGATGATGATTCCGGGCATGCAACCGGCAGGCTTAGCACGACTAGGCGCACTAGGTGCAGCAAGTGGAGCCATATCAGGCGCTGGCTCAGCAACCGAGGGCAACCGTGCAAGCGGTGCAGGCGGTGGGGCATTAATTGGCGGTGGGCTAGGTGTTGGTCTACCTTTAGCCCTACGCGGTACTGGTGGTGCTCTTAAGTGGCTGCAAGAGCGTCTTTTCTCAACCCCCAAAGTTGTGCAAGACCGGGCGTTAGAAAAGATGAATGAGGCTATGCGTCAAGCCAAGGTTAATCCTCAAGATGTTGCTGCAAAAATGGCACAAGATAGGGCAATGGGTGTCCCGTCGGTCATGGCCAATGCAAACCCTGCTCTTAGAGATCTGGCTGAAGCGGTGGCTCAACGGGCTGGTGCAGGTAGTAATGCAATTGAAAACGCACTAACAACCCAAAAACTTGGCGCACGCGAACGAATTCAGGCACAAACAAAAGCAGCGCTAAAGCCGGTCGAATATTACAACATGGAAGACAGTTTGACTGCACAACTCAGAAATAACGCAAAAGGCTTGTACGAAAAGGCATACGCTCATGGAGACGTTGATGACCCTAGGATTGTTGAGGTGCTTAAAAACCCACAATTTAAAGCATTTTTTGACAAGGCTCGGTCCATAGCTGACACAGAGGCCCAGACAGCAAAGCTCAAGGGTGAAGATCCTTTGAAGTTTGCACTGCCTGAGATTTATAAACCATCTGGCCGGTTTGATGCCAACGGCACCGAGATTTTGGATCTAGTCAAGCTGCCAGATGTACGAACACTGGACTACATCAAGCGCGGTATTGATGCCACGATTGATTCTGGATTCCGTGGCCAAGGCATGAGCACTGCAGAAGCCTCAGCGCTCAGAGATCTGCGCAAACAGTTTGTAAACGCAATCGATGAAAATGTGCCGGACTACAAACTTGCTCGAAAAACTTATGCTGGCGACTTAGAGATTTTGGATGCGCTGCGTATGGGCAAAGATGAGTTTAAGAGTCTTGACCATGAGCAAATCAAGAAGATGGTTGACGCAATGGGGTCTGGTGAGAAGGATGCCTTTCGAACCGGCGTTGCACGCAGCATCTATGACACCATCATGGTGCCGTCCAACAATCCAAATACGGCTCAGCGGGTTATTGGTTCCCCAGACATGCAAAAGAAGTTGGCAACGCTGTTTGACAATCCAGCCGATTTTGAGCTGTATAAAGCTGCGTTAATGCGTGAGTCGCAACTGTTTGGAGAATCAAACAAAATTCTTGGCAATTCGTCAACCGCCAGGCGTCAAGAACTTGGTAGGTCTTTAGACGAAGACACCGGAATGATTGAAAGTGCAGCAAAAGCAGCCACAGGCAACTTCAGCGGGGCATTGAGCAGTATGGTCATGGGCGCGATCAGGTCTGCGCAGATGTCTAAAGCACGTGCTGAAAAACTAGCCGAGATGCTGATGGCCAAAGAGCCCAACGAAGTTGCTGCCGCTGTGCAAATGATTGAGAACTATGCAGCCAAGCAAGCACCTAAACAGTTCCGGGCTACGCTAGGGGAGGCAGGTGCTGTTACTGGTACAAGTGCTGCAATCTATCCAGCACCAGCACCAGCACCTACAGCGTTTGACATCATGTCACCTACCACCGACATTGAGAGGGCTTTGCAAGATCGTGAGGAAAGTCCAATTCAAGGCCCAGATATTGAAGAAGCATTGAAAAACCGCAACAAAACAAAGTAGAATATTGATGCAGTTGTCAATCTTTAACCCCGCTTCGGCGGGGTTCTTTTATGAGCGTTCGGTACGCCTCAATCGCATCCTTGAGGTCGCCGCGCAGCTGCTCAAGCTGATCTTGCTGCTGCTGGAGCCGCAAGTAAGCCTCAAACGCAAACTTGTCTAGGGTTGCTCTGTCCCAAGTGCTAAAAGTAGGCGTCATTTAGGGTACGGGCAATCATCTGGCACAAACGCCAGGCAGTGAACCGCTGCGTACTTGCGTGTGGTCTTATGCCAGCGGTCGATGTAGACATCAGGCATCAAGGCCAAAGAACGGCTGACGCCTGTTGGCGTCAAGTTCAGCGCAAGGGCAAGTTCCAAAGCAGTCATGCCATCAGGCGCTTGGGCTAGGGCGTCCCGGATGCGTTTGGACAGTACAGTGACAGTCACATCATCCCCCACAAATAACCCGCCAGCCCTGCGATGCCAACCAGGGCGAGCAAAAACACAATCAAGTGGGCAACCAAGTATGTCCACATCATCAGTTCATATTCATCGTTGTCATTCATAGCGTCACCTTCCTTGTTTTAAATCCTCTGTGAGTGTAGCACTGAACTGACCCATCCTCCAACAACTTCCAGGCGGCATTCTCTCCGCACATTTTTTGAATTAGCTCTTCTGCCGTATCTATCCGTGCCTCGTGTTCGCTGGGGCCGTCTAATAGATACGCGGTGCACATTACTATGGCCACTAAAGCCGCTGCAAGCCAGTTTAGCATTCTCCTTCTCCTTTACAAACCGGGCAAATGGAGCCATCATATTGGCCCTCTCCTGATCCGGAACAAGCTGAACAGATGCCTTCTTCTAAAACTTCTGGACCGTCGTCAGCCATATAACTGGCATAGTCATCATCGTAGTCAATCATTGTTGGCTCCAAAGAATTTTTGTAAGCGTTTGTACAAGGCAAATGCTTTGGAAAGTGGCATCTTTTCAATGTCCAGCTCAAACTGTTCAGCAGTCCGCTCGAGCTGTTGTTGAACTTCAACCGGGGCGGGCGTCTTAGCCTTTGTGGTGGGTAAAATCTGCAGCAGTTCGTACTCCTGTCCAACAGCGGCCCACTGCGCAACTAGGCGATTGGTGCTAGTACCGTGTGGTCCTTTTATGCGTGTCAGCTCGTGCCTAGCAAGGGAGATCATCCCGCGTGAGTACATCGAGTTTATTGCTGAGCTGACATTGCCGGGCGGTTCATGTAGTATGCTTGCAATGCAAGCCGCGGAGCGCGGCAGCTTGGAGTCGTGCAACAGTTGCCAGACGCGCCGCGTGAGGGATGGAAGCTTTACACCCGCTTGTGCTAGTGCAGACGAGATTTGATTCATAGGTTTTCCTTATAACATTGAGACACCAAGAGCGGTGTATATGCATTGTACAACACTTTTTTGAGTGCCATACAATTATTTTGTGACCCCTAGGTCATTAAGCATGGCATGAGCTTTTTTGATGTACCAGCCATGGTCAATGTCATCAGGCAAAGAATCCGGCAGAATCATGAGTGGCTTGGCCCCATCGGTTATAGGGACCTTGTTGCCATTCTTCTTGTAATGTATGGCCCCTTGCTCATCTTTGGCATAGTACCAACGAACTGCTTTACCTAGGTATTCATTGTTCTTGACAGCCCCTCCAGTAACAGCTCTGACTGAGATGAATTTACAAATATCCATGCATTCACGGATTGTGGTCTCTATCGGAATGTCAAGCTGTAAGTAGTCCACAACGGCTTGTGTACAGATCTGAGTTGTCGGGGTCTTGGATAAGTTTTCATCGGCATAAACACCTTTGACTTTATAGCCGCCATTGCGCTTAAGTGCAATGTAGTTGTTGATGTCACGCGAGTAGACCGCAGAATAAGATGTCTCTTCAGTGCTAAAGCCAGTTGTTCTTTCCCACTTGGCAACGATGGTCTCCATGGCCGCTTGGTTGCGCTTGTGGTAATAGATGATGATGCCATCAGTATTAGCACTCACAACACTAATGCTTTGTTCTTCAAGAGCCTCAATAAGCATTAGCAAACTGAGTTGGCCGGTCACAGTTGTTTGAATAAGTAGGTTGGGCCCATAGAGAGCTGACCAACGTGATCCAAATTTGCCAAAGCTTCCATTGATCGTAACTTTTAACGCCTCGTTGATGACCTTATTGCCTTCTCTTTTTGCCTTGATTCTTTTTTCCACAAGGGACTTGTAGACAGTCAAAAAGTCAGGCCCGATGTGTTCAGGATAAAGCTTCTGGTTCAAGATGAGGCTAGGATAGTAGCTAGTCACATCACGGTCAACAATGATGTGGTTGTTGCCGGCTATGTAGTGGACCTTTTTCTCGCAAGAATGAATCCCGCCAATGCCTAGTTGATAGGTGCTAGATCCAACCTTAATCTTAAGTTTGCCAACCTCTAAGGGTTCAGCAACATCCCCTTTTTCATCGAGTGTAAATGGCTTGGTCTTAAAAATGTCTAAAGCACGGTCTAACTCCGGGTGTTTAAATGCAACGAACAACGGAGGGACATAGTTAAATGAAAAGTCTTTAGCTAGACTTGGTCGATAAACTTTATCTCCCTTGATTGCCTCAATCTGCTTTTTGATGACTGACTCAGCTATTTGTGCATCTGACTTTGAACGCAGCTCTAAGCCATACTCTTTACCCATCTGTTCACGTAGTTCAATCTGTTCACTGAGCCGACCGTATAGGTCAATCGTTGTGTCTAAGTCGTTGATGCAGTAGCTACTCAGCAAGCCTCTTTCATTTTGCTTGATCGTTGCATTTGGTTCTATCGGCAAGTCTTGCATGCGCTTACTATGCAGGCGACCACCATAAATCTTAAGCGATGCTTTGCCTGGAGCTACTTCAATTAAGTCAATGTGATCGATGTATATGCACTTGGGTAAGTTGTACTTTAATTCTGCATCCCATACTCTAAGATCATTGACAATGATGTCATCTGATAAAGCCTTCAGCTTTTGTGAATCAAAGCCGGCAATGGCTCCTTTAAGCAACAGCAAGTCGTAGCGGTTGCCATTGAACGTGATGATTGTGTACTTGGACAAAAGGCTTTTAAGTTGCTCAACGTCGAAGTTTTCCCAATCTGAGCGTTCAAAAGTTGCAATCTTGCCAGTAGCAACAGACTTGATGGCAATGAAAAAGTAGTTGACATAGCACTCAATGTCAAGCACGGCTTTATTCCGCATACTGACTCCACGTACGACCTGCCAAAACCCACAATTCTTTGCCACTGGATGGATAGTCTTGATCGGCAACGATGCGCTTTATGCTTGTGCATAGTGTAAGTTTTGTGCAGCTTACACATGGAGCAGTTGTGCAGTACAAGGTGTCTGCTTCATCGACTTGACGCAGTCTAGCTATTGCGTTCTGTTCAGCGTGGGCTGACATACACGAGTCAAGTCCAGTGCCGCTAGGCAGTCCGGCTCCTGCACAAGGCACATCAATGCAATGTTGTGACCCTGGGAAAGATCCATTGTAGCCGGAAGACAGAATATATCCATTGCCGGTTATAACAGCTCCAACTTGCCTTCTGGAACACGTTGCTCTTTTGGCAAATGCCCTAGCAACCTGCATGTACGTCTGGTCTAGCGTTGGTCTTGTCATGATGGTTGCCGACCTTCTCTATGCTTGATGTGATTTATGTTAAATATTTTTGAGCGGTCTACGCTGTCATAGCCTCGGGGCTGGATGTATTGCTCACAGTACCGGATCAAGTCACAACCCGGGGCAGCATCTTCAACGTCCATTGGTCTCGAGTTGAACAAGTCGCAAAACATTCTTGTGCCGGTATCATAAAAGCTTTGTTTGCCCATTTTGCCTATAGGCTTAAAGACCAACTCAAGGGCTGCGGTTGCGTTTGCGCCATGATAGCAGTTTGAATTCTCATCAACAAGTCCTGGAAAGTACTCTGCTATGTCCATAACCCAAGCGGTTAAAACAAACTTGAACCTTCTCCATCCGTGCAGTGTCTGCCAGTCTAAGCACCAGTCAACAGCAGATTGGATTTTTATCGGTTCGGATTGGTCAATTAACCAATTAAAAAAGTCCTGTGCAAGCTTAGGGGCTATGTCAACTAGGTATTCACGGCCCCCTTGACTGTAGCCTACCGCAGGCTTGTTGAATGACGGAATTTGGTTACCCATTGAACTAAACATCGGGCCTTCAAAATCTTTGATCAAACGCCTAATTGAGTCTTCACCGTCTGCGTTCTTGCAAAGGTAAGGGACCGGAGAGTTGTACCAGCCATGCGGTGGCAGCTTAGCATCGCCGATCATGGCAAAGCTTGCACCTGACCCACAAATTCTGTGCACAAGAAAAATGTAAAACCATTCTGCATCCTTGAACTTGTCAGCGTAGCCTTCACACGCATAACCGTGTTTGATGTTCCATTTATGTTTTGGATTGTTTTTGCCTAAAAACATTTCTTGCGGCACGTTTGAAAAGCCAGCAGCCCATCTACTGACTGTGTCATAGATGTGAATGTTGTCTTGTAAAGGGCAGCCACTTTTAGTAGACTCAGGCAACAAGCCAATATTACGGTCTTGCAGCAATTTAGCTCTATGGTGATACGCAACAGCTTCTAAAAAGTAGATCGATGGCTCTAGGTTGTAGTCTGCACAAAGATCCCATTCCTTGTTCAGTGCGTCACGATACGGATGCCTGTCAATTTCATGCAACTCTAACGAGTGCAATAGTTCAGGGCTATGGTTTAGCATCATGGTCCACGCTCCAGGTCAGACATGTCGCCCCATTCCCGTTGGCTTTTTAAGGGTGTGTATTTGACTTGTTTATACTGAGCCACTACTTTGTCATCAGTGCCAACGTTTACGAAGATTGAATCATCTATACCAAAATTTTCAAAGTCTTCCCAGCATTTGGCGTCGTAGTTTGCAGTTGATGGGAATGGTGGCCGTTTGTTTAGCGATACATCTTTCAAAAATGGCTGAGATGCTGACCATAGGGTAGCATTTCCAATCTCACCGTTGTGCATATTACGAGCTACAATCACGCCGCGGCAAGCTGCTTTAGGCCAAGCTATTTGCAATGCACGAATAGCCGTTCCAGTAGACACTGACATCCAGATCTCGCTAGGATCTTTACCTAATTGTTCAGTGATGAGTCCTGCAAGATTGATGATGCCTGCTGTCACCAATGGAGTTTTGCCTAGTCCAAAAGGCAAGTACTTTGCCCCATGCTTTTCAGCCCACTTTTTAGCATAACTGTTTAAGGTTGGCATTGCTGCAATTTTGATAAAACGCAAGTCAGACCCGTAAGACAACAACGCTTTTTGATGCATTGACGGTTCACCTGACGCGGGACAAAAGAACACGCAATGTTTATCATAGAGTTTGGCAAGGGTTGCAATTGCATCCATAGCCATACCTACTCTAGGTGCACAATAGACCAAGATGTCTTCTCTGCACTCGGCTATCAACTGCTCAGCACCATAGCCTTTCAAGCTGCTTGCACTGGCATCGCCCCTGAACACCCACTTTTTACCATGGGCTCGGACTACCGGGGCTGATAGCTTCGACTTAAAGCCATTGCGCATTGCAATGTAGTGGGACCTTGCATCGTATATGCCCCATCCCACTGGAATGTCCATGTTTGACTTGCTTGTTGTGCATGTAAAAATGCTCATAGTTGACCCCAATCAAAACGACGGTAAAAAGGAGGTGCAATGTGCACCGATGAGTTGAGCTCCATGAAAATGTTTGCATACTCTTCAGGGTCTACGGAGTACCAGCTGCTTGGTGGACTGACCAAGCATTGTTGGCTCAAAGTGTCCATAAATAAGTCAGTCCAATACCGCCTTTGATCTACAGTACCTGCGAATGGGGTTCCTTTATAAAAACCGGTTTGAGGGATCTTGCGCTTTTCCCATTCGATTGGTACAGGGGCGGCAATTTCAACTTGCAAATTAAACTCATCAATTAAAAAGTTGGCCACATCTGAGTAGTTGTTGCATAGGTCAATGATGGCTTGTTTAGGAGCGCTTTGTCGACCGATATGATGTCGGATGTCTATTGATCCACAGACTAACGTTACGCGCCTTGGTTTGTGAACCAAGCGGCCTATTTGCTCAACAAAATAACCTTTTTGTAATGCCCCATGCAAAGTTAGTCCATTAGTCCGGATTACACTAGATCCACTATCTGCAAAGGCAGTTGAGTGGCTGTCACCGATTGCAACTACATCATTTTTAAGATCTTGTTGGGTCAGTGTTGTTGAGGCTTGAAGACGTGCATCTAGAGTGGCCAAAAGGGCAGATGTTAGCCTAGT